TCTAGGATGATCAAAGCCTGTTCCTGCTTTACTAGCAGTTCCAACAAGTATTCTGCTAGATTGCTCATATTCTTGTTGTTTTCCAATTAAGCTAGTGACATCTTCTTTTTCTTCTTGTAACCTTTGTACAAGATAATTACCTTGATCTACTCTTTTACATAAAATTAGAAAAACGCGATCATTAAAATGTTTTACTAATCTAATTATCAGTTCATTTCTTGCAGTATCCATAGCTTGAGAATCTAAAATTACTCCCCAGTTGACTCTGCCATTTTTAGCAATTTCTATTGTAGGTACAAAATTAGTTCTTAATTTATAAACTTTGTGTTGTCTGTACAATTTTCTATATATTTGATTTTTACCGAAATATAAATCTAATAATATATTTAAACCATCTTCTCTGTAAGGAGTAGCTGAAAGACCTAAAACATACCTAGGAACTAATCTTGTCATACATTTTGATAACCCTTCTGCCATAATACAATGAATTTCATCAACAAGAACAAAACCAATATGTCTGTAGAAGTCAACATCGTGTTTTGGTACATTAATTGCGTTCATTATGTAAAAATCACAATCTTTCATTTTAGACTTTGCTGTTAATACCTGTATGGTAGCATCAGGACAAAATTTCTTAATAGCATCTTTCCATTGGTTTATCAAAATCACCCGATGAGTTATAACAATAGTTTTCATCTTTATTTTTGTCGCTATGTATATAGATGTACAAGTCTTACCAAAACCAGTATTAGCAGCAATAATAGTTGATCCATATTTATTCAAGTGGTCCAGTGCTTCTCTTTTTAAAATTTTTTGTTCGTCGCGTAAAGAACCATTAAACTTTTTATTCATACCAGGAAAAGAATCTCTACCAGGACGATCAAAAGGACCTCCTGGACAAGTTAAACCATAAGCAAATGGTATATATGCGTGAATGTCAGTTACATTAAGCGGATAAATATATTTTGGAGCAGAGTTTTTAACAAATGTATTACCTTCTATCTTAATTTGAAGATCTGACATAATCTTTTCTCTGTGCTCCATTGGAACTTCGTCAATTATAAATTCTCTAGACATTTATTTATAATTGATAATTCATTCTTAAGTTCAATTATTTATTTTTACAAATCTTCCTTTAACTCTTTTACGTGTATCAGCAAATTTTTTACGACACTGGTATAATATTCTTTTTTTAGCGGGATTATTTTTCTTTTCCCTATATCTTCTAATTTTTTCACGTCTTTGTGCTTTTGTATATATACCAATTGTAATTATATCTTCTCCACCAGATGATTTTTTTATTGGTTGAGAAATATTAATATTATGAATTTTATCTATCTTAGGTATTGATTTTCTTTTTCTACCAAGAGGTTTTTTTAATTGAGTACATATTTTAGTTGCTAAATCAGTATTTAACTCACTATCTGACTTATCATAATTTAAGTTTTCACTTGGACTTAAATTATGAATATCAAGAGATGATATTGATTCATGAAAAGGAGAAGTTATATTTGTTGTTGAAGAGTCAAAAATAATACTAAATTTATTATCTTCATATTCTGTTATCTTATTAATATTATGATCAAAAGATCTGTCGTAAAGCATATAATCTATATTATTAAGAGGTGGTAAATCAAATATGTCTTCTTGATATTTACTTTCATTGTCTTCTGATTGAAGTTTTAATGAAAATATACTTTTTAAAATCTCAGTAGACATTTTTAATTAGATCATACCTTTTTTTATTTTTCAATTTTAATTAACTTAGAAATTTTAAAGTAAGACACTCATATATATATATATACACAATGGGGATAATGTTAGTAAAAACAAAAAATATCTTTAAGATAAAACTGAAAATAGACAAAAGAAAAAAGAAATAGTAATAGTAGATGGGCTTTCTTTAAAAAAAGATAGTAGAGTAACCATTTGTATTAAATGCGGAAAATACTATGTCATAAACATAATAATCAATACACGTGTACAAGTGCTCAAAATTGGTATAATATTAAAAAAAAGTATAAATATAAAGTTCTAGGAAACTACAGATTAAGACTTTATATAAAAAAATGTAAAATGAAATCTCGTAAAGAATATACAGGATACTGCTCGAATTAAATTATATATTCAAACCTTATAGATATCACCAAAAATACAATCCTAAAATATAGACGTTTTCTCGAATATATTAGACAATTCTGATACAAATATCTATTGGTTACCTGATGTAGTAGAAAAACGATTATATAAGAATATTACTACTATTATCGCAAATTTACTATAATCTACGATAAAAATTCGGATATTACTTTTTAGTTCACAACATTGCATTTGTTATGAATTTTCAATTACATTATCTTGATAAATAAAATAAATAAATAAAAATAAAATAAGATTTTATATGTAATAAATAAAGATGACTAAAACAAGATATATGGCTAAAGTTATGCACGGAAATCTAGATAGTACTCCAGGTGGATTAACTAAAAAAGATATCAAAACTGTAAAGATGCAAGATGGTACTAACCATTATGTTTCAAAAAGAAAGAGTAAAATCGCTAAAAATAATTTCTCTGAATGGAATAAAGCAGTAGCAAAAGCTAAAAAGCAGTTAGGTTACGGCAAACACGAATTTGTTTTATTAAAAGGTGAATTACTAGAAACAGCTCGTGAAATATATTACGTTTAAATAATATTAATATTAATAATATATTATTAATATTTACAATTAAAATCTTCAGGACTTATTTACAGATTTATATTAGTACATTCTAACATGTTTGAACTTGACTATAAATTTACATATGTATCTATTTACTTATATTTAAACATTAATACTAACCAAAGTTTCTTTTTAGATTCTTCTTATATATTTTGTTATTAATATTACTAATTATTTTTATTGAGTGTAGTCTTTTAATAGTGTAGTTTTTAGGATGATAATAAGTATTTAAAATACAACTAATCATATTGGTATTTTATTTATATGTAGTAGACTCTATCCAATTAATAATTTGTGGATGATTAATCTTTTTAAGTGTAATTATATTATTACTAATTTTTATAATAGTATCTTTAGTTGTAATATAATTCTCTGTATAGGGCATTTGAATGATTTTATTTCACTTTCACAATTGATACTTATGTTTGTATCATCTAGTTCTCGATAAATAATATTAGTCTCGATAAGGTTATAATATTACGATCAAATGCAATATATTTATTTCTGTATGAAATATAGAAATTTTCTTTTTTTCTTTTTCTATTTTTTTAGTGTTAACATTTACAGTTGGGTTTAGATTTATATATATATATATATATATCGATATTTGTCTTTATAAAACGTATATAAAGACAAATATAATAAAACAAAGTAATACTGAAAAATAAAAATGAAAAGTAAAATTCAAACCTCAAAAAATAATAACAATATGGAATCAAAGTTTAATTCGAAAAATACCCTTATCGATACTATTAGCGATATTCTAGTTGATAGTGTTGATTCTTCTGTGTTAGAATCTATTCGTCAAGCACTATTTGAAAATATTGGTAAACTTAATTCGGTAATTAAAAAGAATAATACAAAAAAATCTTCTCTTACCAAAAAAGTAAAAGATCCTAATGCTCCTAAACGTGGTAAATCTAGTTATATCCTTTTCTGTATCGATAAACGTCAAACAATTATTGACGCCAACCCAGAAATACTAGCAAAAGAAATTATTAAAGAACTTGGTAATATGTGGAGAAATTTGAGAGAAAAAGAAAAACAAATATATATTGAGCAATCAATCCAAGACAAGAAACGATATGAAAAGGAAATGGAAAGCTACTTGCCTCCTGAAAATCTAAAAGTTTCTGTCAAGAAAACAAAAAATGGACCTAAAAGAGGAAGAAGTGGATATATTTTCTTTTGTACAGAACGTCGTCCTATTATTAAAGAAGAGGAATCTGATTTAGATACTAAAGAAATAACTTCTCGTCTCGGAGCCATATGGAAATCATTATCTGGAGAAGAAAAATCTCCATATGAAAAATTGGCCGAGGAAGATAAAAAAAGGTATAAAAAAGAAAAACTTAACTGGTCTAACAATTCGGAATCTTCTACGCAGAAATCTGATGATACTAAGTCCAAAAAAGTAAAGAAATCATCAAAGAAAAATACTAAGTCCAAAAAAGTAAAGAAATCATCAAAGAAAAATACTAAGTCCAAAAAAGTAAAGAAATCATCAAAGAAAAAATCTGGATATGTCCTCTTCTGTCAGGAAGAAAGAGATAATGTAAAAGAAACTAATCCTGACTATTCTGCTCAAGAAGTTACCAAAGAACTTGGTGAATTGTGGGCTTCTTTTTCTAAAGAAGAACAAAACGAATACAATGATAGAGTTTAATAACTGAATTTAATCAATAAAAATATATAATTAACATAAATTATATATTAACATAAATCCATTCTAACAGCATTTTCTACGTGAAAGTTTCTTACAATTTGGATACTTTTATTAGCATATTCAATGCTACCGCCAATGCTTATTTTCTACTACTAAACTTTTCATCCTTATAATCTTTAGTCTTTTGTTTTATTTGGAGAGAATCTTTTTTGTCATATAAGTTGACTTACGATTTGATCTTTGACTGTCTTCTAGATTTAGTAATTTCTTTCCTAGTTCTCTTATGAGATTTTCTTTTAGAAAGACGACGATATTTTCTAACAGTTTTACGTCTAGTCATTTCTTCTTTTCTACTGCAAGACTTATATTTCATACTAGATTTTAGGACTGGTTCTTTTTTCCAATCACCATTCTTTTTTACTCCATAAAGGAATTTTAATGTCTCTTCCTATTATGCACAATAATATAATATTATATACTTAATTTTTCAAACAAATCTTTTATCTGATAAGATGTATCTTTTTTTATACGGAGATCCATCCAATTTTTTAATCTTTTTCTCATTTCATTGCGTTTTCTACTTTTAGCTGCCTCCATATCAATTTCTACTTGCTCTTTGGCAGCAGCCGTTGCTAAAGAAAGAGCTCTCTTAGGAGAATAACCCAAATCCTGGTAAAAATATTTAAAATCATTTATATAATAACTTTCCATATCAATAGATACATTTTCAAATTGTGCTATTAAACTATTCATTTATTATAATATATATATATTACTTTATAAAGTAACATTTATATATATATAGAAATGTCGAAAAGAACAAATAAAATTATAAATGAAGTTATAGAGAAAATAGTAGATACTATATCTACTAAATACGGTATCAATTCAGAAAATTTAAAAAAAGATATTAAAAACATTCCCAAAAATTTAGAATGTCAATATATTACTAACAAAAAACAGGAAAAATGTGGAGTTGTTTTATGTACTCATCACAAGAAAGAAATAAAGAAAGAAATAAAACATGATAACAACGAATATTTTCCAGAAGCATACTCATCTATATACAAAGGACTAGGAGATGTTATCGACGAATCTATAATGTTCTGTAATATAGATTCTGTAAGAAGACATAATAATATGCCTACATTAGGATTTTCACAAAAATATAAGTTGGATTTTTAAGACTACAACACAATACTAAATTATTATACTATTAATAGTATAATAATTATATTTTATTAAATATGTGTGTAATTTTTAGTAAAACATTTTTCAAGTTTGTCATATCTACAGGTTTATTAATAAAATATTTGACTCCCAAATCGTGACATCTAGATCTATCTTCATCTAAAACTGAAGCGGTTACAGCAACTATCTTAGGCAACGGATAACCCATATTTCTAATATGGGTTATCACTTCATACCCATCCATCTTGGGCATTCGAAGATCTAGTAATAATATAACATAGGGGTAATCTATTTGATGAGCTTCATCTAATTTCCGAATAGTTTCTTCTCCATTAGATACAACAGTAACATCATTATACCCAATCTTATTTACCATATTTGCCAATAAAGTCTGATTATATAAAATATCCTCTGCTATCAATATCTTTATTTTCTTATTAAACAGATTTGTATGTGAATTGATAGCAGTACATCTATTCATATATAGAGGAGAACTAACACTATTACCAATATAAACATCATCATTTATATCTTGTTTTAAAATTTTATATATAGAATTAAATAATTGTATTTTATTAATGGGTTTATTTATCTTTCCATCAAAATTGGACACATCTACAAATCCGCTTACTGATGCTAATGCTATCAACGGAAACAATGGTTTTATATGTTTAATATTCTCTGCTAGTTTTACTCCTGACATCACATCCACACAAATATCTATTAGTCCTAACTCAAAATTATATCTATTACCAGATATCAATGTAATCGCCTCTTTTTCAGATGCACACATTATTGGATACATCTTCCAATCAAAAAATATTTCCAATAATAATAGCCTGTTATCTGGATTACTTTCCACAATAAGTATACACTTATCTGAAAGTACTTTAGACTTTTTTTCTATATCTTTTTCATAATCAGTCATTAACTTATGCTTTGCTGTAAAATAAAAAGTAGACCCAAAACCCACTGAACTCTTCACGCTTATTACTCCATCCAATAACTCAACGAGTCTCTTACATATAGCCAACCCAAGACCCGAACCAGTTTTAGACCTCGAATTTTCAATCTGAGTAAAACTATTAAATAACTTACATTGATCTTGTTCTGATATACCAATACCATTATCAATTACTGATATAGTCAAGATATTATTATTATTATTTACTGTAACTTTAATTTTCGCATTATCTGAAGAATAGTTTATTGAATTTGAAATTAAATTTATAATAATTTGTATCAATTTTTGCTTATCTATTATTATATAATCTGGGACATTACTATTAATATCATAGGAAAAGTTATGATTCTTCTCTTTTATCTTCCCACTCATAGTTCCCTTTATACTAGAAAATATCTCACTCATAGACACACATTCATCATTTATAGTCATATTACCGGAAGATAACTTTGAAAAATCTATAATATCATTAATTATCTGCATCAACTGTAAACTACACTGAGACACACAAGACAAATATTTCTTTTGTGTGCTATTTAACTCAGTATTTATTAACAACTGATTATAACCTATTATACCATTCAACGGTGTTCTTATCTCATGACTCATATTAGCCAAAAAAAGATCCTTTGAAAAATAGGTCGAATCTGAATATATCTTTTTATAATCTCCTAACAACTTTGACTTATTCACTACCAACTGTGTTAAACTAATTAAATCTGATAGCTTGTCTATATCATCATCTCTAGGATCACAATCTTTATTGCCTATACATATCGCTCCTATTGAATCATTACACACCGTTATTGGTATTATCATTATATTTTTAACCTCATATGGACATATATACCCACAAGTATGTTTTCCATCTTTACAAATGTAAATATTTGATATTAACTTACAAGGAACAAAAGAAATACCTTCTTCATAACATTCATTTAGTGATAAATGGTCTATCAACTCATATATCGTATTATTCTTCTTCCAAAATAAAGCTCCAAATGTACAACCTGTTCTTTGTAAAAATAACGAAATCAACTCTTTAATATCTTCTGATTTATTTACAGATTTAGATAAAAAATTGATAACATCCATTATTATTTATTAATACTTCTATTAATAAATAAAATATCACATTATTTATAGTTTTTATTGCCTGATATATCAGTTATTCGTATATACTATTTTTATATTCGTACTTCATCCTTATTACTTTATTACAATATTTTGTATTATAATAATAAATGAATATTGATGATAAAGAAAATCACTTAATAGATCAATTTTGTATATTTCATTATGATGATTTTGAAAAAAATATCTTCAGAAGTTACATTACATACGAAAGAAAGTTAGAACTTAACGGAGAAACTATAACTTGTTATCCTCTTCCATCCAAATTTGGTAAATGGAAATTATATGGCAAATTTTACGCTATTTCTTCTCTTTTTCGTCCAATTCCACATGGATTAAAATTACTTAATACAGAAGTAAAAAACAAACGGGATGGTATTTTAGACTTAGATCATATGTATGATCCGTTTAATACTTCGAATATTGATATAAATTTTATAACATGGACAAAAAAAGTTCCCGGAACAGTCCCGTTATATTTACATAAAACTCCTGATAATTTTACTTATGTAAGTTTTGATGATAATCCTCCAGTGGTAAATACAAGAGGATGGGGTAATGATGAATTAAGCCCCATATATGTTCTGGTTGATAGTAGTTATTATCAATCATACAAAAACAGTCCGTATAAAATATATGAATTCACAAAAAATAAAAATGGATTTCCGAAATTTAAATTTTTTGATCCAAATAATAGGTGTATTCCTACCAAAAATAAAAATGGAACGAGTTTAGAAAGATGCTTTTTAAAATCAGATGAAAATATATATGGTGATCCAAGTGAAAATAGTATCTCTTTAATACAAAGATTAAATTATCTTATTGAAACAATGGAAAAATCAAAAATTAGTGAGATATTTTCTAAAATACCTTTTTTAGTAGTATTTTTAGTAGTTTTAATTTTTTTTATGTTAATAATATTTTTTGTTATTAAAATATTTAAATAACAAAAAATATTATTTATGTGTAAAATTTTGTACAAAGACCTTAATTATGAATCAAAATCAAATGGAAATGAGTGAATATTGTTTTGTGGAGGAGAATGTAATTCAATGAGTCAATCAGATAGAGATCATATTAAAGATGAATAGTTGGAGCTGTTATTATTATACCATCTCCGGTTCACCTAATAAATATCTGAATAATTATTTTGTCAAAGTTGTGGTACTAAAGAAAATAATTATTCAGTCAAGTGAAATAAAAGATTAAGAAGAAAACTCATTTATATATGTCTAGACTGTTTGGAAAATTATTCTATTAATATGAGTGAAATATGTAATAAAAATGATCTTATCTATATATTTGATATGACTGTAAGTCTAATGGTGAAAAGTGTGAATATTGTTAACTAACATAACCTAAGATCCTTAGTTTACCAAGTAAATAAGATTCAATATTGTTTAAATTAATTGTATGAGGAATTTCTATTAATGTAATTTTATTTTCTTTACATAAATGACGTTTAAGTTCATCTCTGTATTTTTGATTTAAAAATGCTTCTTTATTTTTATGAAAGTAAGGAATGTATTTGTAATGTTGAGCACCATTGTATTCAACCGCTAATCTCAACACTTCATCATAACAGTCTAATTCCAAGTTATAATTTCCCCCTGTAACTGGATTACGTAAAAAATTTGGTCTACGGTTAGGAAATTGCTTTTGTAAATATTTTTGAAGAACTCTTCTACATTCTGATTCTCCTCTACTTTCTTTTTTAGTACTTTTACCAGAGGATGAGAAGGACGGAAATAATGACTTATCTTTATTTGTTGGTATATATGTATAAGAAGACGACCATGATCCTGGTTTTCCAATACGAAATAAAGCGAATATTAGTATAAAAATAATACACCCTACCAATATTATTTCAAAACCATATTTTTGCCGTATTTTATTAAATTTAGTAAACATTTATATATATGACAAGATATATAAGTACAATTATTATTTTATACTATCAGTATAAAATATTTTATAAGTAATTACACTTATACTGGATTTTCATCAATATTCTTTTCTTCTTGTTCTGTAAATGTTGTATGTATTTTAGATCTACAAGTGGGACATTCAGATTTATATTTAACCCATTCAGCTATGCACTCAGTATGAAGAATATGTTTACATTCTAATACAGTAATTTTATCATTCAATTCTAAGTCTGACTTACAAATAACACATGATTTATTCAAATGATCTTTTGTTGCTAGTTCTCCTTGAATACATAATTCGACATTTGGTTTTTTTTCTTGTGTTTTATATTGATCGAGACTTTCTCTCATTGCTATTTCCATCATTCTGTTATCAATTCTTTGTTCTGTATACATTCTTCGTTCTGTATACATTATACCATTCAATAAATTGTCTACTATATCAAAATCACTAACACCTCGTAAAAATCTACTAATTGTCACACTAGGATCTTCTTCTCTCGAAAAATCTACTACTTGATCAAGAGAAGATTCAATAACAATGGTATTATATTCATTATTTGATACTCTAACACTCGTGTTATTATTATTATCAGATGTCATTTTTCTTTTTTATAAGGTATTTTTATAAATTTCAATTTTTCTTTAAAAATAAAATATTAATATAATGTTATAAACATTAGAATTTTAAAGTTACGTTTATCAAAAAAGCGGAGTATGGTTCCAACCTAATTCCTCGAAACATTTCTTAGCAATATCATCATGAAATGATTTTCTATCAACTGTTTTTAGAATAGTAAAATTATTTTTTCTACATGGATGTTTATAACGAAGTAAAAATTGATATAACACATATTGAGTGTTAATAAAATTTTTTCTACTAAATCCAGGTTTGTTTTTAAATTTTCTATCATATAACTCTGTTAAAGCATCAAAATCATCAAGTAATTTATCTTCAAGATGTGAAATATCATCCGGTTTTTTACCTGTCATATGATAATGAATAAGATTAACATTTTCATAATGTTTTGTATATTCTAATTCTTTTAGAAAAAGATGTATATGCTCTTTCTCTATTTTTGAAAATCTAACTTCTTTCGGGGTATTTTTATTTCCTAATAATAAATGATGACGATAAAACTGTTCTTCTAACTTTGTAAAAACTTCTGGATTTATTGTACTATTTTGCTTACCTTGGTATTGATTAATACAGTCTCTAAAATGAACATTGCGATCATATGTGTATTTCGCTGATATATTAATCCTATCAATATCCTTATAAGATGAAGTATGTAATAATATTTCCTGTTGAGATCCACAAGTTAAACATATGTAGATACTATCGTCAATAATATCAAATTGTTTATTGTTAGGACAATTATTACACTTTATTTTTTTACTTTTTATATGTAAATTAATATCTAATGTAGTATAATTTTGAGCAATTTTCAAATATTCACGTATAACTGTATTTTTTTCTTTATTATTTTTTTGACGTCTTCCCATAAAAGCCTTTTTAATCGGTGTATGTAAAATTTTTTTGTACTTTTGTATTAAATCAGAAGTTTCTGCTATGTAAAAATATAATTTCTTTTTGGAAATTATCTCACTCACCTTTTTTTCTAACGTTTGAATATTTTTAGTTAATTTGTTTACAGAAATAACAGAAATATTATTTTTACAAGTTTCTTTTAAATTTTCTATTTTTATATTGTAATCTTCTATTTTTTCATATTCATTGGTGAATTTCTCTTTGATTTTAGTATCTATACTTAAAATATCAAGTTCAGATACTGACATAACTTTTTTTAATTGTTTTATACGTAACTTTTAAGTGTTGATTTAATCGTATTATATTAAGATTATATGATATACAAATATTAACTACTCTAATTACTAATATTTCACAATAAAAATGCTAAATACTAATAAATTCATATTCACAACCATTGTGAATAGAATTTTTACTACAAAACAACTTTATTATTTTAATTTAAGTATATTTAACCTTAAATATTTTTTATAACAAATATACACCTTATTATATTTTTTTCTAAAAAAATATTTTAATCTTGCCTTTTATAAAAAACTATGACTATTTGTTCTTCTAACGTAACTTCAGGATTTATTGATCTTGCCACTTTTGATGAGCTCGAGAAGTATATGTATGGTGGTCCCGATGCCACTGCTTACTTCGTTCGTGAGACTCGCAAATCTACTTGGTTCACCCAAGTTCCAGTCGTACTTTCTCGCGCCAGTGGTAACCCTGGTTTCGACACAGACTGGTCTGTAAGCATCTCTCGTGCTGGCGACTACCTTTTGTCTACTTGGCTTCGTTTGACTACTCCCAAGATTACTCCCAACCCCGCCGTTTTCAATTCTGAATCCAATCTTCGCATCCGTTGGACCAGAAATTTTATGCACAACATCATCCGCGAGGCATGCATTACCTTCAACGACTTGGTTGCTGCCCGTTTTGATAACTACCATCTTGATTTCTGGACGGCCTTCACTGTCCCCGCCGGAAAACGCACTGGTTACAACAATATGATTGGTAACTTCGATGAACTTACCGCTCCTCACGCTCCTGACGTTGTGGGTAATTCCGCTGCAACCGCAGCTGACGGTCACATCCCTGCCTTCACTCTCAATCTTCCTCTTCCCTTCTTCTACACTCGTGACAGTGGTGTCGCTCTTCCAACTGCTGCTCTCCCATACAATGATATGCGTATCACGTTTTCTTTCCGTAATTGGACTGAACTTTTGATCGTCGATGATCTCGGTCATGGAGCAAATGAGTCTCCTTCTCGTATG